TCATTTACTGAAATAGTGTTTTGTACACCAGGGGCTCCAGCAAGTGGCGCAACTGTGATTAATCCTGTTCCAGCGGCAAATGTACAATTGTCATAAGATATGTGTAATCTATTTTGTTCAGACCAAATTACTTGATCAGATGTCATTGGCATTTCAGCGCCAACCATTCGTAAGAATCCAGATAGTGTACGGTTTCCGTAACGCTCTACTTCTTGTTCGTAAATTTCTGGTAAGTATTGTTGAGCAAAAGTGTTTGTATCACCTGCTGCGCCACCACCGTTAAATTGTAGGTAGTTACTGTTTAAAATCTCTTGCTGTGAAGAAGGGATTAAACTACCAAATTGAGGAGTTAAACTCATAATTGTTTGTTTTTTTAGTTAAATTTTTTTGTTTTAATTCTTAGTTTTGTAGAATCAGCGCCTGAAATTGCTTTAACCTTAAATCCGTTTAAAAACACTTCTCCTTGAGTAGACCTAGCTTTGGTACTACTTAAGTTTTTAGAACTGCTTACAACTTCTTTTACGGCATCCGCTTTTCCTTGCTCATAAAAATGAGCTGCGATTTTATCTACGTTGTCAGCAGCATACATAGCTTTGTGATAACCTTTCGTATCTTTAACATTACCATCTGAGTCTAGGAACTTCCCGACAAGGTTGTTAATATTAGATTGGCTCTCTGCAACTTTATCACGATTCTGAATATTGTACTTATAGCTTTTTTCGCCGACTTTAATATCGAAACCTTCGAAGTTGTCATTAAAATGCTCTTTAGTACTTTCTTTGAATCGCGCGTGTTGTTGCTCAGCTGCTTCTTGCTGCTTATTATATCGGTTGAAAAAGTCTGTAGCTTTTTGTTGGTCTTGAGTAACGCCCGGTCTCAACTTGATCTCGTCGTAATATTTACTCTTCGTCTCTTCCAAATAGCTTTTGGCTTTTGCAACTTCTTCCTTAAACGCAATTTTTTTCTTGCGCATATCTCTTTCTTCGTCAAGGTCTTCATCTACGATAAAATCCTCTAGAAGCATATCAATGTCTTCGCCCTCTAAATAAGGCTTTTCTTTTTTATAATACTCTTTAAGTAACGTAATTTCGTCAACTTGAGAGTAGTCGGCGTTAAGCCTAGTATAATCCTCTATTGTCCCACCTGTATCTTCCATAAAAGAAACTAGCTTTTCGATGTTCTCAGGTAAAGCTTTACCAAGAATTCTTTCGTCTTGTATTGCTTTTTCTACTTGAGCTTCAACCTCTTCAGTCTCTGTTACTTCTTTGATTGCAGAAAACCCTTCAACATCCTGGTTGGACTCTTGTACAGGTTCTCCCACCTTTGCGCTATCTCCGGATGGTTCTTCCACAGATACTTTCTTTGTTTCTCCGATTTGAATGGCATCTTCTTCTTCTTGTTTAGGTATTACTACTTTTGTAACTTCTGGCGGTAAATCAACCAAAGGTTCTTTAATATTAACTTTAACAGGCTCATCGCTTATCGGTGTTAATTTTTTTGGAGTTTTCTTTTTAATTTTAAACTCACCTTCCTGCTTAACAGGTTCATTTGCTTTTTCTTTTGACATAATAAAATATAATTAAATAATTGTTTACTTTCTACATGAAAGCTTGCATACCCTGATCGGGTTGGTTTTCGAAGTCTACAGGTAAACTGTCGTTTTGCCTTTGACTTATAAGCTCACTCTGCTGTGAAGCTTCCATTTTGCTACGAGTATCTTTACGGTCCTCAATAGCATTTTCTTTTTGTTGCATGTTCTGAACCTCAAGTTGCTTTAGCTGCATATCAAACTGAAACCTAGTTTGCATTTCTTGAGCTTTTAATTGAGCTGCAATTTCCATACGTTGAATCTCCATTTGATTCTTAGACTGTTCAAACTGAACATTTGCACTCATTACAGCCTGCTGCTTCTGCACCTCAGCCATAGCTGTTTTCTCTGCAGTGTCTGCTTGAGATTGTCCTTGAGCCGCAATATTAGCTTGTTGATTAGCTTGATCTTGCTTAGCTTTAGCTTTACGCTTTATCTTAAGCATTTGATTTGCTAGCTTAAGATTTTTAATATTTCTTAAATCAATAGCATCTTCTAAATCAATACCACCTTGTTGTAATGCAACTTGTATGTTTGCTTCCAACTGAGCTTGCTCTTCTTCGTCTGGCTCTAATTCTAAGAATATACCAAAATCGTGAAGATTTAAGTTTATAATCTCATCTAAAGTTTTTATGTTATATGTAGATATAGAATTTTGTAGAGCACTTCTAGTTAGTGGAAATTCTAATGCGTCAGCTATTTTAAGCGCAACGTTTTCGGCTAGTTTAAGGGTTATGTAAAGACCAGACTGATTAATATGTCTAGTTGCTACATTAGATGCATTAGCAGCCATCTTTTGAAGCCCTACTAGCGAGTTCTTCTCCATAGCTGAACCGTCTCTAGCTTCGTTAAGTCCTGTTACATCGCGAATCATCTGTAAATAATATTGATACGTTTGGATCAATGCATTTATCTTAGCTTGACCACTTGAGCTATTAAGTTCTTGAATAGGTACTTTGCCTGGATTCATATCACCATCTTGAGTAAGTGATCTACCAACGATAGAACCTGTTTGGAAATACATATTCAATGCCTCTGCTGGGTTGTAGTTAGTTCCATTACCAAGATCGACTTCTGCAAGTCCGTCCATATCTAGGTAAACACCGTCTGGCACCATTCTAGATAATACTTGTTGTAGCTTTAAATGCGTTAGCTGAATCATATCAGCAAACCCAATACACTTACTTACTAGAGACTCAATACGTCCTTTGTACATTCTAGGCGCACATAAAGCATAGTTCATTTCTACTTTAGTTGTATCAGCCGTAGGTCTAGACATATTCTCTGCTAGTTCCCACTTTATCATTTCATTTGAGCCTAATACTTTAGCTCCGTTATATAAAACCTCAATAGATCTTGACACTCTTTCAAAGTTATCATTTTCTGGCGGATTAAATGAATCTGGCTTTTCTAAAGCTTTCATTAATCCTTGTGGCGTTTCTTTTATTTTAAATACTTGATTGTGATATGTCTTATAATCAAAATATAAAACTTGAACTGTGTTCTCGTCGTAATTACCCCAACCAGTTATATACTGACTATTACCTGGCATTTTTTGTATTCTCTCAAGCTCTTCTTCTGAAATGTTTGGAAATTCTTTTTTAAGCTCAGGTATTGTTATAGACTTTACTTCTCCAATGTAGTATACATCGTCAAAGTTGGGATCTTCAGTATAAGAGTAAACAACATAAGCTGGATCTACGTAATCAACTGTAATTCCTTCAGCTGTATTAAAACCAGTCTTAGCACATGCGATACCTAAAACAGTTAAATCCATATTTAACCTTTTTCTAGTAAGGTCATATTTGTTTTGCGCAAGTACAGATGCAATAGCTTCTTCTTCTGCTATTTCAATTGACTGCTTATAGCTTAACTGCATATGAAGCTCTAGTTCGTCTTTAGACTCAGGCACGGTATCTACATTTGGCGTTTGATATAAATTAATACCAAGCGTTTGCTGTAAGCTATCTAAATACTCTTTAGAAACCATATCCTCATAAAGCATAGAAGCATAATCAGTTCTTTTCTTTATAGAAGATGGATCTTGAGCGTAAGCTTTAATATCGTAAGACTTTCCAGATATACCATTTACTACTATATCTACAAATTTAGATAAAATAGGCACAGGCTTCCAGTCTAAGTTTAAATAAGATAAATCACCGTTTATAGATAATTCATCTTTGTATTTCTGTATCGATTGCTCACCTCGAGCATATAATCTTAATTGGTGAAATTGATTCCAACTAGTTAAGTATCTATTACCATTAGTACGCCCTTGTCCAAACCATTCGTACTCGATAGCTTGACCAACTTGCGTCCCGTATTCCCAGCTTGCTTTTTCTGCATCGCTCACTACTTGACTAGGAAAAGCGCTATTGGTGTTAGTATATATACCCATTTAACTTATTATTTTTGATGTTGAACCTTTATTGTCGTACTTTTTAAAACCTAAATCTACCGCTTGTGGTTTTTGTCTAGGAGCATTTGGTGCGTATCTATGTTTATTACAAGCCATTAAAGCTAGACCTGAACTAATAGACGCATCATGCTTTGTTCTATTATTAATATCAAACTTAGCCCAGTCTTCTAACGTTCTTTGGAAATATGTATCTCCATAACCTGTTTCTTTTAAACCCACAAAGTCGTTTATGTAAGTTTCAATTGCAGCTGCGTGTGCTTGTTTAATATCTTCACTAGAGTTTGGTATTCCACCTAGCTCTCTTTCTGTCACAGACAGTTTGTTATATTTTCTATCAGGTCTGTTAATCGAGTAACCTCTATAGCCTCTTCTTTTAAAATAATACAATAATCTAGGCTTATTGTTTTCAGCTAATATAGGCATTCCGTAGAAAACACAAGCCATTAGAACGTCTTCAAAGAACATCTCAGCAGTTTGAGGCCGAGCTATATATTCTAAAAAAAACATATTCGGAGGTACATCCTCCATTGAAAACTTCGTTAAACCGTGGAGTGATCCTTTAGACCCTCTACCGTCCACAGTACCTGATATATCGTATGGATCACAACCAAATGCTCCACAATGTTCATTGCCAGGATGATTAGTACCATTTTTTATATATCTTTTATTTTGAAGATGCGCAGGTGGAACCCAAGTCACTAAAAATCTACCATCTTTGTTTGGTACAAATATTACCTTAGTATCTTGCTTAGCATTCTCCCACTGAAAACTTCCTTTTGTTACTTTAATTGAGTTTTTAAGATCTTCGTTAAAATCTATTTGCTCGTATATTTTTGTAAGATTAAATAAAGATTGTTTTGATTCATCTCTAAACGCGTGCTTTGTTGTACGTGGAAACTGTCTGTAAAATTCATTTAAACTATCTTGATCAGACTTTAAACCTTCTACTTCATTGTCCCAATACTCTATTACGCCTTGTGTTATTTTTGTTCCGTGTGGGTCTTCAATTCCTTCTTTTGGTGTGTTGAATACAGGAAAGCCATAAGAATCAATGTATCCTTCGTAGTTCCATTCCATAGGTATGAACAAAGAAT